TGTCTATACAACCACCTGTGGTGTACACTACAAAGCAAGAGACAAGCGCCTACTGCCACCAGTCCGGTGCACAATATCCGAAGGGGTAACCCCCTCTTTCGGAGACGGACAATTAATTTTAGAATACCCCAACGAACCCCTCTCAATTTTCAAACGACGTACGTAGCCCGTCTAAAGTCAGTAGACCCCGCACCTTTCTCCCAATCAAAAATGCCCAAAACCCGTCCCCCAAAAACACCCCTTAACGGACTTTTCACCACCAACCGCATACCCGTACCTCCCTTATTTTATACACTCTTTAAACGGCAAAAAAGCTGAAGGATACTATAAACAGGGCTTCTTCAGCCCTCACACCACCCCGCCCAAAAATCTCAAACCCCTGCCAAGCCTACAGATGCCCACCCCACCCGCCTACGGTTTGACCCATTATTAGAAAAAGAGGGTGTGGATATTTGCTCTGAGAGGATGGAAAGGTGCGTGGATAGCGGCGCTCAGGCGTTTTAATAAAAAGTTAAAATAATCCTTGACACGCAAATCCCAATATTCTATAATACAGACAATGGATAATTATACAAAATCAAGGGTTCATGGGGTGTGCCTAAGCGGCGTTAATTTGTCTCCTAACCGCTTAGGCATGTACGCGAGTGAGAGGGTGTGTTTGGTGGCACGCCCTTTTACTTATTATGAGCTAATAATCTAATAGGCTTACTATGGAACTCAGAGAAAAATACGATTTACTTGTACATACAGTCAAAGAATCTAAATTATCTAAGCCCAAGCAGTTAGCTGTTGTCAAGGGACTCTTCCCTAAATTCAACGCAACAACGTCCGGTAACGATGAGCTTTTAACAGACTATATTATAGAGGCGTACTCTTACAGTAGGAGCTTAGGTTTATCTATAGAGGACGCTGCAAATTCTGTAAAAATAACCTCAACGTTGATGCACAAACTCCTTTCAGGTGAAGAGCTTTCGTTAGACAAGTTTGTGTCCCTTATAGAAGCAGAGATATACGCTTCCGCTGAAATGAAAGTAAAGCATTTAAAGAAGATGGACCTTACGTCGGATAAGCCTGACGGTATGAAAGCGTCCATTGCCTTCCTTGAGAAAATATATCCAAAAATCTACGGCCCAAGGGCTACAATCACGCATGATCTTGACGATGAATTAGTGAAGAAATGGGAACTTGAGATTAGCCACGTTGATGTGAAAGTTAAGAAAGAATCTAAAGCTAAGGTTACTGATAAATAGTATGAAACTAACCATCACTGATAAAATGCTGCCGTTCTTTAATAAAAAGAAACGTATTAAGATTGCGTTCGGTGGCCGTGGTGGTACGAAATCTCAGACGATTGCAGACATTCTTGCTATGAAGGTAGATACTGAAGGTTGGAAGGTCGGTTGTTTTCGTGAGCATCAAAATACGTTAGATGATTCAGTGCACGCCTTACTTAAAGAAGAGATTAAACGTATGGCCATCCCGGGCTATATTGTAAACGATAAGCACATTAAGCACGTTGACGGTGGAGCTTTTAAATTTCGCGGGTTAGCAAGGAACCTTGGAGGGATTAAGTCCTTTCACGGTTTTAATATTTTTTGGGTAGAGGAGGGCGAGTTTTTATCTGAGGACTCCTTAAAAACATTGCTTCCTACCTTGCGTGAGTCAGATTCTGAACTTTGGATAACACTCAATCCTAAGTACGAAGAAGACGCTGTCAGTCAGCGTTATATTATACCATATTACGATGAGCTTCTTGTTAATGGCGTTTACGAAGATGAGGATCATTATATTGTCTGGACGAACTTTGACGAAAATCCTTGGTTTCCTAAAGAATTAGATAAAGATAGGATACGTGATTACGCGCACTTATCTCGTTCTGAGTATGACCATATCTGGTTAGGTTTTTTTGACACTAAAGTTGAAAACTCCTTAATACAGAAAGAATGGTTTGACGCGTGTATAAATGCACATAAGAAATTAGGATTTAAACCTATAGGTGTTAAGATGGCTTCGCATGATCCGTCTGACACAGGCCCAGATGATAAAGGCTTCGCGTACCGTCATGGCTCAGTCTTCTTAGATATTCAAGAGAACAAGAAAGGCGATATCAACGAAGGCGGAGATTGGGCTGTGGAGCTTGCTTTACAGTGGAGCGTGGACGCTTTCAATTGGGATTGCGATGGAATGGGCGTAGGGTTGAATCGCCAGATCACAGAACACTTCAAAGGTAAACCTACAAAAATTGTCATGTTTAAAGGCTCTAAAAGTCCAGACTTTCCTTCCGCTATTTACGACAATGCTACAGACTCCAGCACTATTGACCAAAAGAAAAACAAAGACGCGTTAGCTAATCAAAGAGCGCAGTATTATCTCGCATTACGTAATCGCATATACAATACGTATCAAGCTGTTGTCAAAGGTGTATGGAAAGATCCTGAAGACCTTATATCCTTTGATTCCAGTATAAAGTTAATACCTAAACTCCGCTCGGAGCTTTGTAGGATGCCTATTAAGCCTAACACTAACGGTTTATTTCAGTTATACACTAAACAAGAAATGAAGAAGTTATTTAAATTTAATTCGCCTAACCTTGCTGACTCTGTAATGATGTCAATGAGAGTACCTCAGTTTGGTTATCAACAACAGCAACAAGGCTTTGGGCATATACCTCAGCCAGTTAGAGCAATGGGAATAGGTGCGTAATGACTATTTGGTATAAACAAGGAGAGAAAGATGAAATTTAAACATTGTGTAGTTGTGATTTTATGTATTTTGTTTTTAGCTGTTGTGGCTTATGCTGTGGTGGATGTGGCTGTAAAAACTACAACAACAACTGCGTATCAAAAAATCTCTGTTCCAATAAGTTATGCAAGACATTCTTGTGTACCTATAGCTTGTTGGACTTCTGACGGTCAAGCTTTTTATATAGCACAAGATGCGGCTGGAACTGGAGAAAAATACATTCTGGCTGACAGTACTTATACAAACGATTGTGTACGAGTAGATGCTGATGGCGGAATTATGTGGTTTAAAGGAACAGTCGCACAAGAAGATTTCTATGTTGACTTAGGTAGAAGTAATAACTAATGAGACAATGCAGCGACATTACGGAAGAAGATTTAGCTACTACAAACGGCTGTGGATCTTCTTACTGGCTTGTTTGGGTTTTTAGAATACCAAAGTTTATCAGCAAAAGCCTTTATTGTTGTTGCGGATGTCACGATATGCAGTATCAAAGACAAATTGACAAAGTTGTAGTGGATCTTGAATTGATAGCTTGTGTAAGAAATAGCGCTTTGAGCAGCCCATGCTGGCAGAAGCATATGAAATGGATTGCCGGGGATTTAATGTATTTTGCCCTTAATACTAAACTAAGCCAAAGTTGTTACAGGAAGGTGGTAAAATGAAAGAGTTGTTTGAGTTTTTAAAGAGTTTGAAACCTACTACTAAGATAGTGTTAATACTTTGCGCTACTGTCGTCATTGTAGCTTCAATGTATTTTGGCTATTTTGGCGATTTGATTCCAGCTAATAAATAGGAAAGATATGCTTACTTTAAAAGAACTTAAAGAAAAACATGACAAAGCCTACGAAGCTGGGCAAGTGACGCGCGAACGTGCTGCTGATGACATGGTTTTTTATTACATTACACAATGGGATGACTCTATACTTGCAGAGTCTCAGTTATCGTACAGGGGCGAATTTAATCTTTTAAAGAAAGCAGGGCGTAAGATTGTTGCTGATCTTGCTATGAATAAGGTTCAAGTTGATTTTGAACCTACAGATGGCACACGCAAAGATAGCGCAGAACTGGTTGATGGTGTCTACAGGGCGAGTGATAATCATAACACCTCTATTGAATCTTACGAAATGGCTAAGAATGAATCTGTTGTTTGCGGAGTTGGAGCATGGGAGCTATACACAGTGTATAAAGAAATGCGCGGCTCGAACGATAAACAAGTCATTAGACGTAGACCATTATGGGAAGCAAATAATAATGTATATTGGGACCCAAATGCTAAACGTATAGACAAATCTGACGCGCGTTACGTATCAATTTTAACCGCTTATTCTGAAGAAGGTTACTTAGACTTTGTTGAAGAAACAACAGGCAAACGACCAGAACATTTTGACGCGGAATCTTTTAAATTTCCAGAGCAATCGTACGCTTTTCCGTGGTTAGGTGGCGAAGGTGCAAAAGTTTATGTTGTAACGCTTTATTATCGCACTAAAGTTAAAGATAATATGATAACATTGATTGACCCTTTTCAACGTGAAAAGACTGTCTATGAATCTGAGTTAGAGACGGTCATGGACGAGTTACTTGACCAAGGTTACAGCATAGTAGCAGAGAAAGAGATAACGCGTTATAGAGTTCATAAATACATTGCTTCTGGAGCTAAAATACTTTCGTCAGACCTTATCGCCGGAACGCATATCCCAGTAGTCCCAGTTTACGGAGAATATGCTTATGTCGAAGGTGAAGTACATTACGAAGGTGTTACACGACTTGCTAAAGACCCACAGCGTTTAAGGAACTTTCAAGGTTCGTACCTTGCTGATATTACAGCACGTGGGCCAACACGTAAACCTATCTTCTTTAAAGAACAAATTGCCGGTCACGAATATATGTACGAAACTTCTGGAATTGATAATAGGTTTAACTACTTGTTGCAAAACAGAACGACCATAGCCGGAGAAGATTTACCAATTGGCCCTATCGCCGAAATGCCAGATCAAACAATACCCGAAGCCCTCTTAGCTTCAATTGAGTTTTCAAAAATGGCAATTGAAGATGTGGCCACACCTGGGACACCACAGAACATAACTGATCCAGAAACATCTGGTAGGGCTATATACGCAGTGCAAGCACAGATAGAGTTACAGTCTGTAGTATACCAATCGCACTTTAAACATGCTAAACGTCGTGATGCTGAAATATACGCAGACATCTTATCTACCATTTTAGACACACCCTCCGAGGAGCAGGTAGAACTATCTGACGGCACTAAAGAAGTAATGCAGGTTATGCAGTCAGTTCTTGACGAAGAAACAGGCGAACCAGTTGTTATTCACGACTTGACAGACTCTTACTTTAACGTAACGTCAAGAATTGGCCCTGACTATGGAAGCCAAAAAGAGCAGACTATTGATAGAATAGAGAAGATGATTTTGTTAATGGCCCCTGGCGATCCTGTTAGACAAGCCTTACAGTTAAAACAGTTAGCGCTAATGGACGGAGTTGACTTTGACGACATAAGAGATTACGCGCGTAAACAGTTAATCATTACTGGCATTAAGAAACCTGAGACTGACGAAGAGCGTAAGATGCTTGAAGACGCTGCTAAACAGAAGAAAGAGCCTGATGCTGATATGGTGCTTGCTAAAGCTGAAGAGCTTAAAGGTCAAGCCGATATTATGAAGGAAAAGAGAGAAGGTATCAAGATGCAACTTGATAGTTCTCTTGAGCAAGATGCGCAACGCATTGACGTATTTAAAGCAACAACTGAGCGTATGCGTGTACAGGTTGAAGCTAAGAAAGCTGGCGCTATCATAACCAAAACTGAAGTTGAGACTATTGGCGAAGGTATTGAGAACCATGCTAAAATATTAGATATGATAAAGCCTGACAAGGAGAAACAAGGTGCAACCGCTTAGAACAGACGATTATGGAACTATATCAGCGCCTCCAGACGAAGGCCCGTTAAGTGGTTTGAAAGGATTACTTGGTAGGTTCACGCGTCAATCTGTTATGGAACCTGGTTTTAAAGAGTCTGTTATGGATAAAGACGCGCCTATAGACTACAGCAATATAGGTTCTGTTATTGGCGGAAGACTTAGACAAATGGTTGTTGATCCTGTTAGAAATTATGCAGATGTAGCAGACAGAGGTATGAGAGGTGAGATAAGCCCTGAAAATGTCTCAATAAAAGACTTGCTGGCTATGACAGAACTTGGAATGGAAGTGGCCGGTGGTGGAGTTACTGGAAAATTAGCTGCTGCTAAGTTAACAAAGAAAGGCTTAGATCCTAATATGTTTCATGCTTTTCCTGCTCAACGAGTAGACGCGTTTACAAATACAGGAACTCCGAAAATAGGCGCTACATTGTTTAAAAAAGTTACACCAGAAGAGTTTATACTGAATAGAAATAAGACTAAGCGACCAGAGTTCTTAACACCTTACAATAAAGATGATATGAAGAATTGGGACAACTACTTGACAGACGATGGTGTAGGTTTCTCCATTACTTACAAAAAAGACATAGTAGGTGTGTTCAATAACTCAGGAAAACGTGGAGCAGGTCAAGAGGCTTTAGTTGATGCAATAAATAAAGGAGGTAAAACTTTAGATAATGTTGGTGGATTTTTGGACGACTATTATTCTAAGTTTGGTTTCAAAGTTAAAGAAAAATTAAAATGGGACGACCAATACGCACCCGAAGGTTGGAATTATGAAAAGTACGGTAGGCCAGACATTACACTATGGGAATACCCAAAAGGATTATCAAGAGATCCAAGTGACATACGAAAACGTTTTAAGTCTGCTACAGGTAGATGATTTACCGTTCTTAGACGAACCTTGGATGCAAGATTTTGCAGTAAAAGGAACTAAGCGTATGTTGAAAGAATACGGTGAAACTTGGGTTGTACAAAACCGTGTACGGCTTATAGAGGAATTAGAGCAAATTGCAGATATGTAATAAACCACATAACCCTACCCTTGGGCAACAAGGGGTCTACCGTACAACGCGGGCAATTGTTGTAATGAGGTGTACATTAAAAACGCAGTCTACCAATGGACTATCATTGGGATTACCTAACTACAGGGGAAAGTAGCATGCCAAAAACGTTGGAAGAATTGAAAGAGGAGAACAAAGCGGCTGAAGAGCAAGCTAAGTTAGACTCTGAGAAAAAGGCTAAAGAAGCGCTTGAAGATGACAAAGACGCTGACGACAAAGACGCTGACAAAGATGATGGTTCAGACGACAAAGATGCAGATGGCGCTGACGCAGATGATGGTTCAGACGACAAGGACGCAGACGCCGATAAAGACGTTGACACTGAACCTTGGATGGACGTAGATGATCCAGATGCTAAGAAAGACAAAGACTTTGTTCCAGTCGGTGCGCATGTTGAGCTTAAAAAACAGCTTCAAGGCCGTATCTCAAAGAAAGACGATGAACTTGAAAAGCTTAAAGCAGAGAACGAAGCGCTAAGAGCAAGTCAAAAACAAGAACCGAAGGTTCGCCCAAATCCAGATGACTTTACTGACCAAGCGGAGTTTGATAAAGCTTTACTTGTGTATGAAGATTGGGAGTTTGAGGATCACACACGCAGAGTTCGTATAAAAGACGATCAGAGAGCTAACCAAATAACCGCTAACAGAGTTCTTGGAGAGAATTTAGATAAGCACTATGACCGTGCTGCTACGTTACTTTCTAAAAGCGGAATAGCTCCTGAACTTTTTAAACATGCTGACAGTAAAGTTAGAAAAGCAGTAGAGACATTACGACCAGGATTAGGCGACGTGATTATCGACAATTTGATCTCAACCCTCGGCGAAGGTTCTGAAAAAGTTATGTACTATCTCGGAGTTAATGAAATAGCTTTGAATAAGTTCCAGTCGTTGCTCATAAAAGATCCGTTAGGTTTACAAGCAGCGGTTTTCCTTGGACAAGAAAAACAACGTTTAACAATTACAACTAAACGCCGGTCAAATGCACCTGCGCCAGCTAGAAAAGCCGATGGCGATGTTGCCAAAGGTAGCGAAAAAAGTTTAAAAAGGAGGTACGCTGCGGCTAAAAGCCCACAAGAAGCGTACGACATTAAACAAAAAGCTAAAAAAGCTGGTACAGACACAAAGAACTGGTAAGGAGAATTAAATTATGCCCGCGCTAACTACAGGTAAAACGGTAGAAATCATTTTCGAAAATGCCGTAGATACGTATGAACACCAAGACTCCATGCTGGATCTTGTTTCGTTTATGGAACCCGATCCAAAGAAAATGCAAAATTCTGATAACGTCATTTGGCAAGACGTTCAGCAACATGCGCCTCTAATCTCAGGTTGGGATTTAACAGGTCAGGAAACAGGCATCATTGAAGAGTTGTACCCATGTGTACTCGGTACACCAAACAATGATCTTGTTAAACAGCGTGCTGACAAAATGCGTGATAAATCGTATTGGGAGAAACGAGCCAAACAATCCGGTATGCGACAAGCGAGTGAACTGAATGATGGAATTGCAGAAGCCATACGCGATCAAGGTTCACTATTTTATCGTTCAAATGAAACCAGTGGCTACGAATTTATTTCCAATGCACAGGTGATGATGAACGAACGTCAGTTGGTTAATAACGGACGTAACTTCCTTCTGAATGATCGCGATAACAGATTGTTCGGTGAAGACCTTGCAGCACGTCAGACCTTGCAAGGTCGGCCAGAAGCAGTTTGGTCTAAGGGCCAACTTGGTCAGAATATCGCCGGGTTTGACCTTTACACTGGTTCGTTTCTTCCGCTGTTAGATGGTGGTGCTGATCCTGCAACAACAGTAACAGGCAACCACTCCTTTGCACCACAAGGCGGTTCAAAGCACGCCACAACGCATGTTGTAACAAACATTGATAGTCGTTCTGCCGATTTCGTAGTTGCGGATTCTTCAAGCTACACAGTTGGCGATAAGGTGACGTTGTCAAATTCAGGGACGACCATTAAAGCATTAGGTCTTGGAAGTAAAGTTAACACCGGACAGGCTATGATATTCACCATTGTGTCTATTGCGTCCGGTACAGCAATTGAACTCTTTCCAAAACCAATTGCCGCTGATGATGCTGCTCTTTCAACACTGGAAAAGGCTTATGCAAATGTAGACACTACTGCCCTTGACACTGCCACCGTTGATAGAATTAATACGGACGCAAGCAAACGGTGTAACCTCTTCTGGGACAAAGACGCTATTGAAGTTATTGGCGGAACCATTCCAGCAGAATTGTTTTCCTCGTTTGATGGCAAAAAGGTTATCTCCACAACCATGAAAAATGGTCTGGTAATGTATATGCTTTATGATGGTGACATTGTTGAGCTTACGTTCAGATTCAGACTGTTCACCTGGTACGGAATTACCGTTGGACAACCTCAAAACTGCGGTGTTGCAGTAACATATTAACCCTCTTTGGCGGGATTAACACTCCCGCCCGGAACAAAGGAGAAGTAGAATGGTAGAATATGCAAGAAACGTAGAGATCAGACAGAGAGACAATGAGTATGCTGCCACTGATGTATTGGCACAAACACTTGCTGCAACCACTGACACTTGTAAAATTACACATCCGGTAGTAGAAGTTGATTCAACCGCTGGCGCAGTTACAACTTTTACACTTCCAAATGGAAAACCTGGTCAGCTTCTGGTAATACGGTCTAAGAACGCCAACGACGTTGACGTTGTTCCTACCACAGCAACCGGATGGTCTGCAATTGCGTTGGACGCTGTTGGTGATACTGCTGTATTGCTATATTTGAACGATACGGATGGCTGGATTATACTCAGCCTTATCAGTGTTGCAGTAGACTCCTCACCTGCGTACACAGCAGCTTAAACTTTAATCCTTGAAGGGAGCTTTATCAGCTCCCTTCCAGAACAAAGGAGAATGATAACATGTCAAGAAAAAGAGATTTTTTTCATACAGGGTTGGATGTTGCAAGAAGTGAGTGCCAACTATCGAGAAGAATGAACAACGGTATGTTCGCAGGCGCAGCTATCGGAGCAGCAGATTACTATGTTGATGGAAATGTGCTTGTGTCTGGTAATGGTTCTTTAGACGATCCTTATAGCACACTTGAAGAGGCTATAGCAGATAGTGATGCCGCCATTACCTTGGCCACTAACAGATGGTGGGCTAGACGTAACAGAATTTTTGTTATGGGTGACACTCTTACTGAAACCTTAGTCAAATTTCCAACAAAGTGCGATGTAATAGGTGTTGGTGCTTATGACACAAATCCGATGCCAGGTATTACTGGACATCATGTACCCATAGGGGAATCATACAGCACTCGGTTCTTCAATATTTGTTTTAATGGAATTGCAGCCGCTGCCCCTATAATCACGATTTCAAGTGTTGCTGGTGGTATGGAGTTTCACGGATGTATCCTTGATGCTGCCGCTGGAACATTAACAAGTGGTATTCTTGCTACTGCAAGTATGGGACTGAAAGTTTACGATAGTATTTTCAGAGGTACATTTGCCACAAGTTATATCTCATTTGGTGCAGGTAATGCAGGTAGATGTGAAATAGCTGGAAATCGTATGTTAGGAACAGCTGCAAAAGGTATTGTTGCTGCCAGCACCATGACAGGAACCACAGGCGATCACTTAATAGACAACAACATTATTAAAGCTACAGGTTTAGTTATTGATGATGATTCTGATTTATTCTTTGTTACGAATAACCAGTTGTTTACAGAAGCTGATCCTACAGCAACTTTGACTGGAGCTGTAGACCTTAACATGACTCAGGCATCGAATAACAGAGTTACAAGTGATGCGGGTACTGAGAGAAATGCTCCTTTGGCTGTTGAAGTTATTGCTTAACAAAGAATCAACTCTATTGAACAAAGGTAGGGCGTAACAACCCTACCTTTTTAAAGGAGCAAATATGAGTGTTATAGTTTACGGCCCAGGTGGAGAAAAATTGGTAGAGCCTAGAGATTTGGCGGGTGTGCTAAAAGGCGATTGGTATTTGTCAAGAAAAGATATACCCGTTGGAACGCCAGTTGAGACAAAGAAAAAAGTAGAGACTCCAATGGAAGTAAATGCCCAGCCATTAAAGCAGTTAAACCTTGATGCGTTATCTGACGACGAAGTTAGACTAACCGCTAAAAATCTTGATATTTCAAACTGGTACAATAAAGGAATTGAAAAATTAAAAGGTGAAATACGTGCTTCTTAAATCTGAAGTCATAAGCGAAGCTTATTCGCTTCTTAAAATTTCTGGCTTAACGGTTGAACCTAGCCCAAATGACCAAAAATTAGCGTTAAGTAGGCTTGAAAGTCTCGCAGCAGAAATGGAGAAAAGACAAATAGACTTAGGCTATAACTTTCAAGTAGTGCCAGATGCGAATGATGCCGCTGGAGTAGCTTTAGAAGACAGCTATTCTTTAGCTTGCGTACTCGCTTTTCGACTTTTCCCTGATTTTGGAAAAGGAAAAGATCCCGATAAAATGCTACTACAATCAGTTAAAGCTGCTACGTCATATTTGCACGCATCTACAGCGATTGTAAGAGAGACACCCATGCCTCATCGTCAACCTACCGGCGCTGGAAGTGACTTACGTTACAACCGTTATCACCGATACTATCGAGATATAGCTATTGCCCCTAACAAAACTGCGACTAATAAAATGTTCTTAGACGACGTTGATAATTTTGTTGAATCTTTTGCAGATTACTTGAAGGCCAGTGAAGTTATTTCTTCTTACACGATAGAAGCAGATACAGGTCTAACAATTTCTGGAGATGCAATCTCTTCCTCAGCAGAAGAGATAAACTACACAGTGACTGCTACAGGTACAAGTGACGATACAACGTCAGATGCTTTCTTAAGGGTAAAGATTGTTGTGACTACAGATAATGGCAGGATTACAACAAGAGTGATTAACTTTAAACTTACTACGGTAGAGCTATAATGAAAGAGCCAATAACGCTTATAAAAGGTGATGATGTTGGTGTTGAGACAGACTATCGTGACGCTCTTCCAGTTAATATGTTTGCGGTTAATCGTCCTATTCTTGGTGCGCAAGGATATATGTTGGAGCATGACGGGTTAGTTGAGTTTGCTACAGGCCAAGGGATTGATCGTGGTGCGGTATATAACGAGCGATTTTCTACACATTATCGACTTTCAGGAACGAGTTTATTGGCTATTAATGCCGCTGGTGTTACAACTGTTTTAGGCGCAATTCCAGGTGCATCCCAAGCTCGTCTTGAAGATTTTTATAGCTTTAACACGCAAGGTATAATTGCAGATGATAAGTTTTTTCTATATGATGCAACTACAGGGTTTAGAGAAGTAACCGATGCAGATTTAGGCAGCCCAATTGACGGTATTTGGATAGACGGTTATTACTTTATGACAGACGGTGAGTATTTATTTCATACAGATTTAACAGACGAATCAGCAATTGATCCATTGAAATTTGCTACTGCTGAGTTTATGCCTGATCCGTCTATAGGGCTTTCAAAAACACAAGATAACAAAGTTGCTGTGTGGGGAAGATATTCTTTAGAATATTTTGTAAATGTTGCTACAGACAATTTTGCTTTCACAAGAGTTCCAACAAGAGCGCAGAAAATAGGGATCGTCGCAACACATGCTAAGTGCGAATCTGATGGAGCGTTCTACATTGTAGGCGGGCGTAAAGGAGAGTCTGTATCAGTCCATTTAGTTTCTTTAGGTGCAGTACAGCATATAGCTACAAGAGAGATAGACAAAGTTTTGGCTAAGTACACAGAGCCGGAATTATCAGATATACGTGTAGAATCAAGGTTAGATAAAAATACTAATTTTATACTGGTACACTTACTGGAAGAGACACTTTGTTTTAACAAGACTGTTGCTGCAACTATGGGCGTTGATGTTGCATGGAGTGTACTGAGAACTGGTGTCAATGTTGGAGATAATTATAGAGCAATCAACGGTATATTTGATGCTCGTAACGCTTTATGGTTATACGGAGATAAGATAGCCACAACAATAGGTAAACTCGACGATACAGTAGCTACTCATTATGGGGAGATAGTAGAGTGTATTCTTTTTTCTCCGTTCTTTAAACTTGAAAATAATTCGATAGATCAAATAGAAATTGAAATAATCCCAGGACACACGGCTTTTTTAGACGGCAAAGTTGCCATTTCGTTTACGTATAATGGAGTCACTTATGGAACAGAAGCTTGGTTAGTTTACGGAGAACCAAATGATTACTCCAAGCGTTTTATAGCTCGTCGTTTAGGTTTTGTAAGAGATTGGGTTGGAATAAAACTACGTATTGCATCTAAGACAAAAGTTGCATTTGCGTTAATGGAGGTGACTTATTCCTGATCCAACTACAGAATCCCGTTTAAGAGGTTTAATTTTAAACGCCAGTGATTTAAAATTATTAAATCCTGAATGGCCGTCCGCGATGATTGAGGACTATTTAAGCATCTTAGATAGCTTAATTACAATAGCCGGGTTGTTAGATGGTCAAATTGATAAAAAGATAGAAGAGATACCTACTGATTTTACTGACGGTTCAATCCCGTTCGCTAACTCTGGTTTTTTGATTGAGGATAATTCTAAATTATTTTGGGACTACGTTAATAAACGGCTTTTAGTTGCACCAGACACAGATGTAAACTGTACATTTGGCAGATTGAAAGTTGGTTATATGGACGATGTAACCTTTGCTGACGTGGCTTATCTTGCCCACTATGACCACTTTGCTTGGAATACTTTTGCACTTGCACAAGCGCCATCTGGAACCACTTATCTTAATGGCAATGGGTCGGTAAATTTTCACGACAAGATGCTAACTTATGGGCGTTACTATAATAGCGGCGGTATTGATAAGCGTTGGCATATATCCGGTGGGTTAGGTGATCCGGTAGCTTTTTGTATTGGCGGCAGATTCGGGTCAGAAAGAATCTTTTTAAGGCAAGTTGGAACTAATCCTACTCAATTAAATGTCTCAACTCCTTATTCAAATTTACAGTTTAACGTTGATGGAAGAATAGGTATTGGTACAACTACTCCAACTGCACGATTGCACCTACCTGCTGGAACCACTGCTGCTGGAACTGCTGCATTAAAAATGGATGAAGGGGCGCTGCTTACTACTCAAGAGCCTGGGACTTTTGCGTATTCAGGAGGTAAGCTTTACTTCACCAATGTATTAAAAAGAAAGGTTATTGACCGGACAAGTGATGTAACCCTGACAACCGTAACCGTGGCAAATACAATAATCGAAACAGTTTTATGGACAGGGCCAATGGCAGCAAACAGCTTACGAGCTGGTAATGTATTCAAGTTCCATGCTGATGGTTTGGTGTCAAATAATGGTGCTGCTGCTGTTGATGAAGTCACAATCAGGATTAGGGTTGGAGGTATAGCCGGGGGTATTGTAGCTACATTAAACCCAAACGTTAAAGCCTTAACAGGTGTAATGTGGCACTTAGATGCTAATGCAACTCAGCGGACTATTGGGGCTGGTGGATCAAGAGCAGTCCATATGCACTTAGTGATCGGTGATCCAATATCAACTGGCGATGAAGTGAACGTAGAGGGTATTGCGGCTATAGACACCACAGCCAACATGGATGTAGTTGTTACAGCTCAGTGGGCGAGTGCTAAAGCTGCAAACACGATAAGTTTGTATCAGGGATTCATGGAGTATAAAAACTAATATGCGTAAATTCGCACGAATAACAGGTGCTACGGGTAGACTTCCAACAAACGCTAACCATTTAAACTTTAAATGGTTAGAGCCAGGTTGCGCAGTTTTATTCTCCGCTTCAAGGCAAGGTGGTGGAATGTCTTGCCATTTTACAAGTGACAAAGCGGGAATGGTTAAGATAACTAACGCTATAAACGACTTTTGTGCTTTTGTTTTTGAAAACTGTTCGTGGTGTGAAATGATTCTTGCTAAAGTCAATATAGAAAAAGTTAAGAAAATAATAACCAATTGTAACTTTATTTGGACTCTTTCAACTAAACATTTTGATCTTTATACAAGGAGGCGATAATGGGTTTTGTAATGGACATGCTAGGACTTGGAGACGACCCTGGACAAGCAGCAGCCGATGCGTCTATTCAAGGATCTCAAATAACCGCGCAGTATCAGCAAGATGCGTTAGACTATCTGAAAGAAAGAGAAGAGTTGCCACAAGAATTAAGAGAAGGCGCTTTAAAAGGTTTTGCTGGAGCTTACGGCGTTCCAGGAGGCGAAGGCAACCAGCAACAATATATCGACCAAGCTTTAGCTTCTCCTTTGTACGGGGCTATTATGGGAGGTAAAGAAGCTGGTGAAGATGCGATAATGAGAAGTGCTTCCGCTACTGGCGGGCTGCGTTCTGGCAACGTACAGTCTAATATGTACGGTTATAACGTGCAGCTTGAAAACCAAGCATTGTTGCAGTCTTACAATCAACAAATGCAGGGTTTACAAGGACTCGCACAAATCCCCTCTAATGCTAACAATATTGCACAACAAACAGGAGCAATAGGTCAGACATACGGACAGGGGCAAATTGGTGCAGCACAAGCACTTCAAACAGGTGGACAACAGGGCGCTGGAAATATGATGGGTCTGGCTAACTTAGGAATACAAGCTTACAGTTCTGGAATGTTCTCAGACAGACGCTTAAAGAAAAATATCAAAAAGATAGGAGCGTATAAGGGCTTCAACGTATACTCTTGGGACTGGAACATTGTTGCTCAAAAAATGGGAATGACTGGCAGCACAATAGGTTGCATGGCCGATGAGGTCTATACGCAAGTGAAAGAGGCAGTCACTATGAAAAATCTATTCATGTTCGTTGACTATCGTAGAATAGGGATATTACTTTAACGCTTAATAAGGGCTTTTATAATGTTTAAATACACACCGGCAATGCAAGGATTACAGGGATTGGATTACTCTGGCTTAACGGAAGAAGAGCAGCGACGGAAACAGCAGGCGCAAGGAATTGATCCAAATAACGCCATGAATGTAGCTCAACAGTTTATGGGCGGTTCTGGCGCAGGAGTTGCTACAGGTAGTCAAGCTGCTGGAAATGCCCTAGCAGCAGAAGGGATAGGCGGCGCAGGGTCAGTAGGCGGTGGAGGTTGGGCAGGAGGTAGCGCGGCAGGAGGTGGTAGCGCTGTTGCGTCTGCTGGCCCTTGGGCTGCTTTAGCCGCCATTATATACGCAAACGAGTATAACGCTGTTGGCGGAGGATACCGATCAAAAGATAAAGGGCAGTACACACAGGATTTATTCTCAGGTGAAGTTTTAGGGCAGGATATGGAAAAACGCTGGTTGCCTAAACTCGGTATGAAAGAAGGTTCAAAAGAAAATAAGTGGATATCACATTTAGTTCACCCTATTTCAGCAGATCTTGGCGAATCATGGGACAGCTTTAAAGATTTATTTTAGGAGATTACAATGCAAACAGGAAATCCTTATTATGTGCAACCAGGCGGAGATTACAGTCAAGGACTAGCAGGACTCAGCGCTACGTTTGAAAAAATAGGAGAGCAGCGACGTAAAGATGAAGCTCAACAAAGAGCGTCTGTTAAACTCGCTAAAATGAAAGCTGACGCGATAACTGCGTTAAGGTCTAATGATCCTGACAAAGTATCGGAGTTCATGGTGTCTAATCCTGAAATGAGTCAAGCCATGAAAACAAGCATGGAGTTCAAAAATAAGATAACGGAAGACGATTACAGGGATTCGCTGTTTGATGTGTACCTTAATCCAACAGAAGAAAACGTCAAAGAAGTTGTTGAAAAACGACAAGCTCTATTAACGACGCAAGGTGTAACGCCGGAAAACTCCAAGGAAACTGACGGTTTTATGGCCAAATTCTCTGACAATCCAGAAGAGGTCAAAAAGCAAATAGCTGTGGAGCTAGCGTTTAGATACCCTAAAAAGTGGAAAGCCTATCGTGACGCTACAAAGACTGAAGAAACAAAAGAGGGAGAAGGCCAATTTACACTCAGCAAAGACCAAAAGCGTTTCGACGCTGCCGGAAATGTAATAGCCAGTGGTCCTGTAGGTGCTAAAGACGATGAAGACTCGCAAACTACAGACACTAAGAACTTCGATAGGTATCTTGAATTACTTAAAAAAGATCCAGAAAAAGCAAAGTTATTTGGCAACCAAATAGGTCTTTTTGATGAGGAAGGAAACTACGCACCAGTTAAACTAACTAAGTATTATGAAAAGCTTGATGCGCTGCCCCCTGGACATGAGAGAAGAGAGAGCTATCAAACAATGATAGATCAGTTATTAACAGGCGGTAATCCAGAATTAGAGCGCGAAATTGCTCAGATGATTGTTGACGAAGTTTTAGATTGGAATAAGCTTTCAAGAAGAGGTAAACAAAAAGGAAGAATAGCAAAATATGTAAAAGAGTTAGATCCTGATTTCAATTTAATTGACGCAGAAGCTAATATAAAATATAAAACAGACGCTGCAAACTTGAAATCAATAGCGTTAATAGCGGGTATTAAACCTTTATTTAAAGAGCTTAAAGGACAAGCTGCGGGTTTGAATAACGGCGTAATTCCGGTGTTTAACAAAGGTTACAACTTCTGGAAACTTCAAACAGGTGAAGCTAAGATTGTAGCGTTTAATAATTTACGTGATGATGTCATTGCAGAGACAGAACGAGTTTTACTTGGTACTGGCGTAATATCTGATTCAAAATATTTAAGAGCTTTAGGTAATTTAAACACGTCACAAAGCCCAAAACAGATGGCAGCGGCTATTCAACAGATAGTGTTGGTCGTTAAAAAACGCGAGGAAGCGCTAAAGACGCAGCCTTATCCGCAAGATGGGGCAGGTGATAAACAAGAAAATACTTCTGACATTGACATAGTTAATACTAAAAAAGGCGACACGTATTGGTATAATGGTGTCGAATATGTGAGGCAATAATGGCTGAATTTAATCCGTTAGACTACGGTACACCAGTTAAAGAGCAAAAGACTTTTGATCCGCTTAAGTACGGTACGCCAGTCGGCTCTGAACCCGAAAATGATCTTTCGTTTGATCCAGAAGGCGAAAGCTACGATTACGCAACTGCGGAGAAGTACGGTATTACAGCCGACGAAACAGGTCACTGGCCAAGTAGAGCGCCAAATGGACAGATCCTTAAAGGTCAAAAGCATTACTCTTACGAAAAGACTGTAGCAGGTGAAGAAGCCGCTGACCATGTTATCAATAAAGGTGAAGATGGAAGATACTACTCTCAACCACGAATGAGGTCGCCAGAAGTCAAAGATCCATTAGCTTCTGGTAAACGTGTTCAAGCAGAGATTAGTAGCACTCTAAAAAATATTGGTAAGGTTTATCCTGTAGTTGACACTGGGTTAAACTTAGTAACGGGAGCTTACGGAACTGTAGCTGCTGGCCTTGGTGGCATAGCGACGCTATTAGCAACCGGCGATGTTGATAAGGCAACTAAGGCTATAGCAAAACTGCAAGATATTCTTGTACACAAACCTATGACACCAAAAGGGCAGGAACTAACAGAAGCAACAACTTATCCATTGAAAAAGTTAGACGAGTTTGGAGACTTTGTAGCTGGCCCTATAGCAGAAGCTGGGCATCTTAAAACAGCGGCACTTGTTAAAGGAGCTATAGGTGCTTCGCCCGCAATTATTGGAGGACGCGCTTCTGTAAAAAGTGGGTTGACAAGAGCTGTACCAACTATTACTAAAGTGGGCACAGAGTTCTCAAAGGTTGTTAAAGCCGGTATAAGCAAAGGAATTAAGCCTGCTAAAACGGCTGTAGGTAAAAAATTAACTGGGCCATTACTGGACGCTTATTACAAGAAAGCTGACTCCGTTGTTAAGCAGATTGTTGACAATGTTGATAACCTCAAACTAATAGACAAAGACGGTAATGTTACAAAAGGCCTTCCAAAAACATTGCCTGAAATGTCGCAAGCGCTTACTCAACTTAAACGTAAAGTTTTTGAAGCGTACGATAAAATGGGTAAGTTGTCTGATGCAAGAGCTGGCGCACCCAAAGTTGATCTATTGAAGACCGTTGATGCGTTAGAGAAATATATAGCCGATAAGTCTATTCAATCTCATAGAAAGAACACTGTAAAATACGCAAAGGATAAGATTGAACAGTTAAAGCAAGATAAAAGTAGAACCGCTGTAGAGTCTCAAAGAGACGTTGAAATTCTTAACGAAGGTCTGACAGAGTACTATAAAGGCCAGGGTAATAAGACTAAGGGGCAAGCCAGCGTAGATGCTATAATCGTTGAAAATCAAAGAACACAGTTAGGCGCTATGTTAGACACTATGTCTAAAGATAAAGGTAATCCGTCAAGTGCAGGATACTTAGAGCTGAGAAGACAGTACAGAGATATACTGGCCCTTGAACCTGATGTAAATAACAGAGCTTTTCTTGACTTGAAGAAAACTGATAAGTCATCTTTAAACTTTTCAGATATAGTCGGCAGTCATCAAATAGTGGTTGGTGCATTAAGAGGTGATCCAGCAAGCATTGCCGCCGGTACTGGTATCAAGGCAGTTGCAAGTTGGTTCAAGCACAGAGGAAAATCTGACACCATTATAAGCAACATGTTTAAAAAGGTTGAGAAGCTGGAACGTAAACTGGAAGGTAAGAAGGTCGCTGAACCACCTAAAGTTGTAGAGCACGCAGAAAAAGTCAAATCAAAACGCGAAAAGCGGCAAGAAGCAATAGCAAAAAAGAAGCGTGACAAACGTAAGAAAGCTAAAAAAGCTAAAGAAGGTTTACAAGGACTAAAAGGATTAAGTAAGGAGTAACAATGAAAAAAATTATTATTTTTGTATTAGCCTTTGTCTTAGTTGCGGTGAATAGCTGCTACGCCTTAGACATTGTTAGATTAGGCCCAGGATATTTTCCTGAGACATCAAGAGGACGACCCATTGCATTGGGCAAAATTTATGTAGGTATTCCTGATCTCGATCCAACAGTTGTAAGCGCTCAAAAAACGCTCAGTGTACGACAAGAAGACGGAACTGTTGTGGAGGTAACGCAACCTGTTTTAACTAATGCGGGCGGTGTTCCAGTATATTTGGGTGCGCCTGTTACACTTTTAGTTTCAGGTGACTATAGTTTAAAAGTATTAGATTCTTCTGATGTACAGGTCTACTATGTCCCAACCTCTGAACAGTCGGATGATTTTTCTTATCCCGATGCAACAGCGGCAGACCAAGGCGTAACCGGCGATTCAAACACCCTGAAATATTACATTGACACTATTAACGCAATCGCTCCAATCAATACAGCACAAGCAACAATAGTCCTACGCAATAACTCAGGCGAAGCAACAACAACCTACACTCTGACAACCTCAGAAACCATCCCGGCTAATATCACGCTGAAGGTTGAGCGTGGGGCTATTATTGGTGGGGGTGGGACGCTTACTATTAATGGGGACTTAGAGGCTGGATCGTATCATGTGTTTAATGGAACTGTGATTTTTGGTCCTGGGGCATTAGATTATGCTATACCAATCTGGTACAATATTATTCACAGTGATAATACTGTACGAGTGGCGAATACTACGGCTCTTGAAAAAGCACTGGCTGTTGGTAGTGGTGTTAACACTATGAGATTCCCTGCAAGTGGTGTAGGCATGGCTGAAGGGGGCACAACTCCTACTTATTATTTTGAGAGTTTCACATTACCTGGAAAAGTAATCACGCTTGAATCAGATGGTCATAAACTATGGGGGCCAGCTATCCTTAATTTTGCTCCAACTGGAACAATAGCAATAGACGCTTCTGATAATGATTCAAGGCTTAGCCGTATTGAAGGATTTGAGATTTACGGGGGGCTAACAAAGACCGCTATTTATGTAGATAACAACGGGCTGCATCTATCAAACATTCATGTCAATGAATCTAATATTGCCCTACATATAGTTACCTCCGTAGGGGGGACATATGAAAGATTGTCTTTATATGGAGATCAAGCGGCTCTTTTCCTTGATGCTTCAGGGGCTTCTGGATATATTTCCAACAACTCATTTTATAACGTATACGGAACAAACTTAGCAGTTGGTGCTGCCGCCCCCGCTTCTGGTGATTTTGGCTTACAAATAGATGGATCGTTAGGAATAGTAAGAGGAAACGCTTTCATTAACACTGATTGGTCAAATTGCTACGATGGTGTAATGATTGATGTCTTATCTATTTCAAATTCATTTATCGGAACTTGGTTTGAGGCAAATGAAGATCATAATATTGAGTATGCGGGAGTCTCTACTAATCAGACTGATTCTTGGTATGACACTTATGAAGGAGTAACAAATTTGGCTACAGCCAGTGTATTCCCTTCTAAAGTATTAAGGGTGGCTAGCGGAACCATTACGACTAGAGGACTCGTCTTTCAAACTCCTTTTGTTAATATAGCAGATGCTAACACTCTTGACGATTATGAGGAATATACAGCGGCAGATACTGCTTGTACCGGTGCTTTGATAGTTTCTGTTGTATGGAAAGCGACAAAGATCGGAAATACAGTCACGTTGACACTTCCTGCAACACAAGGAGCGAATCAAGCCGCAATGACTACATTTACATACGGAGTAGTATTGCCTGCTTCTTTTCGGCCATCTTCTCAATTACAATTTGTTTCTGCTGCGGTAACAGATAATAGTGCGGGGGTTGCTACTCCGGGGGCTATAACTATAAACATAGACGGCACAATAGTTGTATATGTAGATGGACTGGGAACAACAAACTGGACTAATGCTGGAAATTGCGGCATTAATACTGCTGTATCAATATCTTGGTCAATATAAGGAGAATGTAAGATGAAAAAACTAAAGATTTTACTATTAATTGTAACAGCTTTGATACTTTCAACCGGGGCTATGGCAGATGGAATACGGATTGACTCAAAGGGGGCAAATAGTGCCGAAAAAGCAGCCATTGCACTCAACACAGCAAAGGATACCAATGTTCCAGTATCTACAGATCCAGTATGGACAGCGGCAGGAGAATTGGTAATCGGTACTGGTGCAGCCACATCACATAAGCTTAATGCTGGCGCTTTGACCGATATTCTTGTTGGTGGTGGTGCAGCCGATCCTGTCTGGACAACAGCCACGGGTTCTGGTGAGCCGGTGAGAGCAACGAGTCCTACCTTATCCACACCAGATGCAGTATCAACGGATACTATTTTCGATGCTGCCGGGGATTTAGTACAGGGATCAGGGGCCAACGCTTCTTCTAAATTACCAATAGGTGCAGCCAATTTAAAATTATTTGTCAATGCCGGTGGAACCCTTGGGGAATGGGCTGGCGGTATGAAGATTGGAACATTTACGATAGATACCGCAACCGCATCAGGCACACAACCAATTACAGAACTTGGATTTAAGCCAAGTTATATTATATTCTTAGCACACGCCACAGCTCATGAGTTTTCTATTGGGTTTTCCGGCAATTTAGCCAACTGCGTATATGCTACAGCAGCCGGTGTTCGGGATAGCTCCGCAAGTGAATCAATATACTTATACCAAAGCGCAGGGGTTACTTATGCTGGTGCTGTTAGCGCATTCGGTGCAGATGGTTTCACCGTAACATGGGTAAAGGCTGGATCGAAAACAGGTACAGCTTGGATTTATTATATGGCATTTAGATAGGAGTTAATAACAAGGGCAGAGTCAAAAACAAGGATTATGGAAATATTGACAAAATTTGTGCAGGCTAAAACAATACTGATGAGGAAATAATGAACATAACAATAACAGCAATAATCATAATAGCTTTAGCGTGCATCTATAAAACCTATACCTTCGCTCAGACTGCCCACCCTGACTCTATGGGCATAGCGTTTATGTGGTTATTATATGCGGCTGTTTGTATTGTGAGTGCAATAATTTTATTTATAATCAAAGTTATAACTTAAAGGAGAATTAAAAATGGAATGGATAACAGATCCGGCGAATATTGCAATATTTGGGATTGTTGTGGCAGCAGCAAGCGAGATCATTGGCTTGGTTCCGAAATGGAAATCAAACAGCATTATTCAGTTAATTTTGGGCGTTGCTCAAAAACTTGTAAAGGGAGGCAAAAAATGAAAAAACTATTAGTTCTTACTTTGTTCATGGCGCTTGTATTGTCCGGTTGTTTCGGGGGCAAAGACCTTACACCAGTCGAACGGGCCAGTGTAATATCGTCAGAAGTCACAAAGACATATTTCAGTCTATACGACACTTACCAGAGTCTTGAAAATGTGTTAGAGGGTGATCAGCTTGCAGCATTAAAGACTGCGGCTGATCCTTTGAACAAGGCAAAGCAATGCTTGATTACGTATAATAATCTTGTTATTGTATGGCGGGACAGTGGAGGTATCGAGCCAGCGGAGTTATTTACAAACAAAGTTATGCTCGACACAATTTTGGCAGAAGTTTCAACAATTTTAATTAGCTTAATGTGAGGATGATATGGGAAAAGAAATGATAGTTTTAATTACAAACCTGGTCCCAGTGGCTTTGGATTTAACTTCACGCCTGATTGATTTTGCTGAAGCTGCAAAGGGTGAAGGCTACGATATTCCGACTATGCCTGAATTAAAGGCACTCAATGAAAAATTGAAAGCGCTACCTGATTTATAAACTGAATAACCGGAGTAGGAAAATGGCAATCAACTTGAGAAATTTCGATTGGTATAAAATTGGAATCATGGCACTATTCTCAGTATGTGGTCTTTTATACTCTCAACAAAATAGTATTATTGCTGCCCAGGGCGTTGACATAAAAGAGCTATATACGTCGACGGAAAAAGCCCTTGATAAAAAAGTTGATAATGCAGTTTTGCTCGAAATGATAAAAGGTATTCATATCAAGCAATCAGTGGATAGTGAGCAATGGATAGAACAAAAAAAGACAAATAAACAAGTGATCGAAAATTTGCAAGAACTTAATATCAATGTCATTTTATTGAATGAAAAGATGAAGAAATGAAACTTTCCGAAAAACAACAAAAATTCACAGCGTGTATCGGCAAGTTAATACTGTTCTCTGAAAACAACTCTTACGGACTTACTTTCGGTGATGCTTTTAGAGATGATAGATCTCATGGATCATTTGGTGAGAAGAGTAGTTATTCATCTAAACATTCTGTACACAAGATACGACTTGCTGTAGACTTCAACCTTTTTATTGATGGTGAATGGATAAGAGATGGAAGTCACGAAGCTTGGACAGCGCTTGGAGAGTATTGGGAAAGTTTACATGATGCTGCAAAGTGGGGAGGGAGGGAGGTTCGAGCCTAACGACTCGAACCACTTCTCATTTTCACATTGGGGAGCTAAGTAATTAATTCCTCGCTATACCTTTAGTGTGTCCAACGCCTAAAAATAATATTGACAATGGATCATGAGCTTTATAATGGCCGCCTTTTATTAAAGGGTGGCCTTCTTTACGCATACGACGTACTCTATCCCACTCGCCTTCCAATCCTGGTAAATCAACTTCTTTCTTCTTAATGTAAAATGGTTCGTCAACTTTTCTTGTTCTCATTTTAATCTCCTTAGTAGGCTAATCTGCCTCCGCCCAATTACGACCTGTATGAGTATCGACTTTTAAAGGTACGTCTAATTTAACTGCATTTTCCATGATAACCTCTAACTCTTTAAGTGCTTCTTTTCCTTCTGGTGTCTTTGGTACGCTTGTGTCAACTTCATCGTGTACAAACAAGTGCGGTATCAGTATATTAAATATTCCAGCTTCATACGCGTCTAACATACCCTTCTTAAATATATCAGCAGCACTCCCTTGTATAAGCCTGTTAAACATAGAGTGAAGTTTTCTACTTGGGTGTGTACGCGCTTTACGGCCTAAGATAGTAAACACATAACCACGTTGTTTAGCCACTCGTGATACCGCGTTGCGTGTCTCTTTTATATACGGAGCTGTTTTATGGTAAGATTCCATAAACAAAGTAGCGTCTGCTAACGTCCAACCAAATAGTGCTGATGCGCTCGGTATACCCATACCATAAGCTCCGCCAAAGTTAAGTCTCTTTGCTGTACGTCTATCAAACCCTGTAGAATCCTGTATGTACTTATGAAAATCTGTCTTTGGATCGTAGTTGTACTGCTCCCTTAACTCAATTGAACCTGGGCCTGTGGCGTAGTGGGCTATTATCCTGTACTCAACTTGTGAATAATCAGACTTTGCCCATGTACAACCTTCCTCTGGAATAAACAACTCACGCAATATCTGACCCTTTAACAAATCTAACTCGTTGTCTTCCTCGCCAGCTTCTTTTATAGCGGATACTTGCTGTAGGTTGGGTTGTGAAGATGAAAATCTACCTGATACAGTACCATATTTGTCAGACCTTAATGGGTGTAAAGAAGTATACAATCGTCCGTCAACTATCAACTCGCTGTAAGGAAATAAGAACATATTTATCATAGTGTCCCAATGCCTGTACTCAAGTATCCTTGCACATATAGGGTGCTGAACAGCCATTCTTGTTAGCGCCATCTTATCCAAGTTGGGATTACCTTCTGTCTTACCTTTAAGAATCATATGCGGTGTAGGTGGCTTTCTTGGATACGGTATCCCCATTCTGTCAAATATCTTTGCTAACTGTGCAGACGAACCTGGGTTAAAGTCAAAACCTGCCCATTTCAACAACTTCTTTTTACTCTTATAGTGTTTATTAGCAGTTTGGATCGTTACCTTAGCAAGCTTATCTTCATCTATACGTACACCATTCCTCCGCATCTGGAGCATTAAAGGTACTAACGCTATCTCCATTTCATAAACACTCCAAAGGTTTTGACGTTCCAATGCACGCTTCTGCTTGGAGAATATCTCTAAGGGTAATATAATATCTGTAAGGCAATACTCTTCGGCAACCTTAAAAGGCATACGCCATATGTGTTCAATAGCTTTACCTTTCCACCCCATATGCTTATGATAGTTCTCAAGTATCTCTGTCTTCTTACGGTTGACTGAATACTTCTTAGCAAGATTGTTCAAACTATAAGAACGTGCATACTCGTCAAGTAGCGGTTCTGCAAATTGCACGTCGTGGAACACTCCGTTGACAACGTACCCTTCTTTATTAAGCCACTCAACATCGTACTTAAAGTTAGCTCCCAGTTTTGGCACGTCTGTAGCTAACAACTCTGTTAACACATTACGACTACGTTCTTTTGTAGCTTCGTCTGTGTCAGGGTGTGTAAGCGACAGATAGTGTGCCATATCGCCACCTGGAGTTTCACGACCTATGCCCACACCACAAATAAACCCTTCTCCTCTGTGCGTTCCTGGGCCTTTGGTTTTTAGGTCTGGATCAAAACTCTCTATATCAACGGCAAGCCGACTTGCAGCTTTATAGTTTTCTACTTCGTTGTCTGATATGTAAGGCATTTGCTTGCTCCTAATTGCTTTATCTCATGTCCTCAAATAACGCTTCAAGAAGTATTAGATAGTTAATCATGTCCCCTATTTTCTCGTCTATATTAGTACGGTTATTCTCAAGCCTTCCCTCAAGCAAATCAACTACTGATACAAGGTGTTTCATTGCCATGCCCCAAAGGGCTTTCTGTGGCGTGGTGTTTGTTATCTGTCCCGCGCTTTTAAAATTGTGTAAACGGTCTGATTTAGAAGAATACTCTGACCCTTTACTCTCAAGTGTATCAGCGATCTTTTTGATTCTTTCTGCAAGTAGCGCATTAAACTCTGATGTCTGCATTTGTTCTCCTTTGTAGTGTACACTACAATTAAAATTTAAAATATTTTGCTGGATAATATCTTTTCCAACTTGGAGCAAGCAAAGTCAGTCGGTTTTTTGTTCTGGTCATCCCGACATAGAGGCATCTTAGCTCGGCATCCCTTTGCTTTTCAAACTCATTACTGACCCTAAATGAAAGATCAGGGGATACGATGACATGATCGTTTTCTGTGCCTTTTGAGCTATGAAAAGTCTCTAATAGGACGGGTTCTCGTTCTAAACCGCCCCTGCCAGGTCTAAATAACCTTTCATAAAAGGCAATTTTAGCTTTTGGTTTGTCTATAACGTCTTGCCAAGGTTTTGAAAGTGAAACCTCTTTAAATATATTACCAAACTTCTTAACCTCTTGCATTGGACATTCGCCAGCCGAAAACTGCTTGTATGTGTTGATTGCTTTAAGTGTAGTGGGTTCAACACAAGCAAAACCCTTCCTTATATAATAAACGCCCATCATTTCCAATTCGTCGCAAAGTTCCCGCAATTTGAAGTTAGTACGCGCTAAGATTAATTCTCCGCCTTCTATATCAGCGTTGAGTAAGTTAGCTGCTCTTGATATAACACCTTCTTCGCCGTTGGATATAAAGTCCTTCTTTTTACGAAAGGCTATGTCCTTCGATATGTTGGCAGCAAGCTCGCATACCTGCTCTGGAAGTCTATAACTCTTACGCAATGTTGTGCTTTCCTTAGAGAAACTTAGAAACTGTTTAGTGTCCGCACCAGACCATTCATACACGCTCTGGTCATCGTCTCCGGCTATAACTATCTTCTTCGCGTTCTTGAACATGTGCTTAACAACCTTCCATTGTAATGGTGTAAGGTCTTGAGCTTCGTCAATGTAAGCTGTATCAACGTCAAATGGTTTGCAGAACTCTAAGTAGTCAGCTAATAAGTCATCAAAGTCCTTTATACCCAACTGCTTTTTAATAGCTGCGTAGTTCAGCTTTATATAGTCATACTTTTTAGCGTTCATATGCTTAGATATTTGCGCTGATAGTTCAGGGTTATGGCGCTCCATGCTTAGTGCATGAAGGTACGCGTCATTCGGGCTTGTGAAGTCCTGCGTGTAGTAGCCGGTAAAAGTTATGCCTATCTTCTCAGATAACATTTTATAGTGTTTACGTTGTAGCATATCGTACTTGCGCATACCAAGTTCCCTAAAACATAGTGAATGTATAGTGCGGAAGAACGGTGTGTCAGTAGCTTTGAGGTTGAACTCTTTGTGCGCTCTCTTAGCTCCTTCATACGTGCCTTGCTTAGTGTAAGATACAAACGCAATTCTGTTAGGTGGTGTCGTTTTCAGGTCTTCCATGATAAGGGACATTAAGTGCGTAGTCTTGCCCGTACCTGGAGGCCCATATATCGTACGCTTATTCATCAAAACTTCTCCTCTTCTTTAAAGTCCATAGCCACTTCCTTATAATTACCTTCTTCCTTAGCTTTTTTAAGTGCCTTCTTCTTAATATCTAACTTGTCACGTTCAGGGTTTCTATCAATATCTATCAACCGCCCTTTCTTGTGTTGGAATTTAAGCTCAACAAAATTAAAGTTCATAGGTTTGTGATTAATACGTATAGATCCACGCTGCACCCCGTAGTCCATTAGCAATCTCCTGTGCTGTATCTTTGTTACTCCTCGTAACGTCTGACATTGCAGTAGATGTTCTTGTAGTATAGAAGTTTTGAAGTAAAGCTTATCGCCCCTTAAATATACAAGCCCCTCTAATAGTTGCTCTCTCCTTATAGCTCTTCGTGTGGATAGAAACTCACCAACCTTATCCTGCCAGTGCGCTCTATCCGACATTCCTGCGCCTATTCCATCGTCAACCTCTATAACATTGGCTAACGCATTATTTATTATTTTAATCCAAACCATTTCTTTAAGCTTATTTGGAATTTTGTTCAACTTACTACCGCATAAGGCTCTGAACCTGTCTTGTCCCATTAAGTCTTTTATACCGTAAAGTACAAATGCTATACTGTTAACTTCCCATGTGTAATACTCATCGTCGTCGTCACCCTTGAATCTTTTTAACTGACCAAACTCAAAATCGCTAACAAACTGACCACCTACTCCGTATTTACGCGTACCACAAACATCTTTTACGCAGTGTTCTTTTAACAACGGATCGCTGCAAGCGTAATGGTAGTCTTTCTTATTTAACGCTGCTATAACAGTAGTGTCTAATGTAGTATAGTCTAACGGCTCTAACGCGTTATTGTTTAATAAATGTAAGTTCTCTGCAAACGCTTCACCGAACCTTGCTTTTAGGTATATGCCGCAATTGAACATATACTTAGTGAAGTGTCCTTCATCTGCTCCACCTGCTAAGAACAATTTTTGTAGGCATGGTGGAGCTTCTGCCAATGGTGCTGCATCTAATGCGCTCTTTAACGCTTTAGGTGTGGTACGCAACGACATTGTATTGGTAAGGAATACCGATAACGGCAACTCTTTACCGTCGCTACTGTAGGCGTACCGTTGAGTCTTTTCCGCAGCGTAGTATGGTAAGTTTATCCAGTTACCCGCTCCACCTTCTGCTAATGCTGTTTGTTTAGGAAATATCTCTGTATCTGCCGGTAAACCAAGTAACTCCCTAATGTTGTCCATTAAGGGTATAGCTGTAGCTGCCTTTACAGGTGGATTGAAGAAACAATAGAGGTGTAACCCACCGCTCTTGCTCCTGCAACCCACCAAAGGAAGTTTAGCCTTGCGTAACATGGTTAGGTATTTAACAGGGTTTAACGGATACTCGTCAACGTCTATAGCTGCAAAAGATATGTCGCCATCCCTATTTATCGGTACAACTCCTAAGCTCACTTCGCCATGTAAGTGCCTTAAATAGGTAAGTTCTGCTAACGGCTCTGTTTTTGTAAATGATTTGCCTTTAGCCTTCTCTCCATCTTTGACAGTCTTTTCAGGAACGTGTATACCGTAACAATCTTTGCTGCCTGCAAACAACGTAGCAAAGTCGTTTGAAAATTGGCGCAATTGCTTCATATTGTTACCTAATTTTTAGAGAAAATTGAGTAGTAGTCCTGCCAAAGATTGTTTGTTCTCAGGTAGTCAAAGAAGTTCGCTATCTTGATACGTATATCAGCTTCAAGTATACCTATTTCTGGAGCTGTATAATCAATTGTATGGACAGCTTGAATTGTTATCGCATCTTCGCTTGACCATTGAACAACGATATACTGGAACTTTGGAACATTGCGCATAAAAGAGTAGAACAAATGCTGATGCCCATTAAGATACTTACTTGGGCCTTTATAGTTGAGTGTTGTCTTTAAATCAATTGTAAGAGTCGGAAAAGTGACATCGCAGTACCCGAATAAGAAGACCTTTTCTCCGTCTATGTCAAGCTGCTTCGATAACTTTTCTTGGAATTTTCCGCCTATACACTTTGCAGCTACTTCTTTGAAAAGTTCCGAGCCTTTTTTAATTGGATCAGTTTTCATACGATTATGGTGGTGTGCATTACAAACTCGCACAACGGTATCCTCAAAAGCCTGTCCTTTAGCGACCCACGCAGGATACTCAGCCTTCTCACGCCTTAACTTTGCTAAAAAACCTTCCTCTGCTCTAACTTTCCAAGATGGTGGTGCGCTTTTAGCGAACTCATATGAATCAAGTATCGTAGGGGTAATAAGACATTGACCGAACATAGTAGTTATCTCCTATTATTAGTAGCTTGTTATCTTTAGCAACGATAAGCAAGTAACTTTGTTTTTTGATAAGTGCTTGTAGCATGAAGGGGATTTGCCCAGGTTGAAATACCATATTGTCAAGTACATTTGTCAGCTTTTTGGTTTTAAGCATCTTAGCTTCTATTAAAACGTACTTAGAACCTCTTAGGCATAAGCAATCTGGAAAACCTTGTTGACCTTGGGTATCTACACGTATAAACTTCCAACCCGCTTTATTAAACACACGTTTTAGATATACGTAGACCTGCTTCTCAAGCGAAAAAGGGCGTGTGACCTGCACTTCTGCACAAGCCACACGCAAACCCATCACTTCATAAGCGTCTTCGCTAATACGGGACATCGTCTCCGGCTGCCGTTGAGGGTTTACCAGCATCCTGCTCTAACAGCTTATAGTCAATGGTTTTGTTTGGCAATTCAAGCCGTGTCTCTGTTACGTGAGCCAATTGCTCCTGTGTAACAAAACTCTCTAGAGTAAACTTTGGCCCAACCCACTCTCCCTTATCATTTTTCATCGCAATTGTTTCGTAGTTCCAGATCATAAAGAACGGTAGCGCCCTTTGTGTTGTTCCAGGGATCATAATTGAGCGCAAGTTGCGGTTAAGCTTCTTAGCCTCCTTCAACTGACTGGAAGACAGGCTAAAGATGCAAACGCCGTCCTCTAAATGATCGGGCATGATAACGTAATAGACGTAGGTGTCCATGAACTCATTACCTGTGCCTGGGTGAACTATCTTCCAGCCGTCATCTGCAATAAGATCGTCGCCGATACGTTTTTCAATGGATTCGATAGCGTGTACGCCAGCAAATCCACCGCGATTAGGCCGCCATTCAATATAGTAACGTTCAAACTTCCCAACCACGAACCTTAACGGGGTTTTGTACAGATGGTTATTAATGGTATTAATTAACATACCAACTTTCGCATCTTCCATAAATTCAGGTTTGGTTTTACGTACCTGTGGAGAAAGCTCCTGTAACAATCTAATAAATGGTACAGATTGAGTGTCTCCGCTCATGTCCTCAAATCCGCCCTTGTCGCCTTCGTAATCTTGAAACATTTTGTTCATTTCATCGGGTGTTGCGCTTTTAGTCTTAGCCATTTTGTGTCTCCTTATTTAATAGTGGTTTTGTAGTATCTGTAGATACTCAACATCGTCTCGTCAATATCTGCTACTGCAACTTCGGCAACTGTCTTACCGTCAATTCCGCATAGTCGCCTTATGTACGCTGCTATAGTCGCGGGATGCACGAACTGTTTTGGCATCGCGCTGATGTCGTACTTCTCAGTAAGGTCTTTGAGGATCATACGCAAGATGCTCTTAGGAACTTTGCCAACTTCCAGCGTGATCTTCATCATACCGTCCTCACCGCGCTCAGTTAGAAATTCATCCAACTTGTTATAATCCTTAATGGAACAGGACACGTCCTCTTTAAAGCTTATCTTCTGTCCGTCTGTAAGCTTCAACTCACTCAGGCCAACTTCCATCATAGCGTTTGGTATGTCCTCTTGTGACGTCTTATTAAACAGCTTCTTTGCTTCTGCTGCTCTGTGTTCCAAGAGAATATACTCTGCCTTACGCTCTATCCATTGGGCTGCTAATGCGGTTAACTTCAATAAGCTGTCCGTCTGTTGTACTCCGTCCTCTTTTTCTGCTGCATCTTGTAGATGCCTCAAACCGATGTCCGTTGTCATACTTAGTCTCCTTTGTAGTGTACACTACACTTTAAATATCTCGTTCACTGCCTTATTAACAAAGACTGAATTAACATCTTTACCTTCTTGTAATACCTCTAACACATCGCGCTCAAAACTAATATCACTCAATAGGTCTTTATAGATGGGGCTTTTAACTGTACCTATCCTGTGGAGCCTATCCTCTGCTTGAAGTCTAACCTCTGTCCTGTAGTTCCTGCTGTACCAATACTGAACCCTTGCCATCTGTAGGTTCAAACCATAACCGCCGACAAAGGGATTCATTACAATGCCCTGTAAGTGTCCAGCTTTAAAATCTGTTAGCACTCTATCGCGCTCATTCTGTGGTGTCTTACCATATAACATGCCGATATCAGTTATCTTACTAACTTGTTTATGTATCGCAAGTATCTCCGGCGTATAAACAGCGCAAATAAGAAACTGCTGTGATCCTATCTCTGGAATGTCGTTCATAAGGTACTGTATCTTACTGTTAACGCCTTTAATTGGTGTTGTTCCAAACTTACCCTCTAAATCTGTAAGGTGGCTAAAATTTCCTCCGCATATTTGCAACACTCTTAACCCCATTAAGGCTTTAATGTCAACTGTCAACATTTCATCGTCGTATACTGTGGCGCTATATTTAATAAGGTCTTTGATTAACCTTTTCTGTTCTGAGTTTAGACCACAAGATATTTTCTGGTATATCTTAGGAGGTATTTTTACGCAATCGTCTAACTTAACCGCATACGTTACAGGTGCTATTTTCTCCTGTAGTTTGTCCATGTTCTTGAATCGCTGAAATCTTGGAGAGTTTAACACAAACCAAAAATCCTCGCTTGTTATACCAAATCTCTTTTGAACCATTGCCGGTACTGCATCGTGAAGTTTGCCGTTCTTGGTGTTCTTTGTTATGATCTTCTTTATCTTGTCATAGGTGTCTCTATCAAGTGTCGTCTCAATGGCTACCAATCGCCCTTTAACCTTGATCTTTTTATATGCTCTGACTGAGTGTATAGATTTAAATACAACATAACCGCAATTGAAATAATTGTTTGTAAGGAAATCAAATTGTGACCACAAATCTACCGGACTCTTGCTTGCGGGTGTACCACTCATTATCATACGGAAAGAGTTTGGGTAGGCTTTAGCTGCCCTTAACGCTGTGATATTTTTAACGCTCTTAGCATCAGGATTCTTTATACGACTTGACTCGTCCACTATAAAGATAGGTGTATTCTTACTGGTGGACAAAAACTGGTTAACTATCTCACGCCCTTTCTTTGCTGCGAAAACTTCATAATGAATACAAAGTATGTGGATGCCTTTGCCGTACTTAGCTGACATGATAAAATTGTCAAGTTTTCTGATTGCCTTTTTCGTGTACTTAGACTCATATGCGTGTGCTTTGTAGTGTACACCACAATGTATCGGCAATTGTTCGTCAATCCATTGTCGCCCTACTACTGATGGAGCAATGACAACGATTCTGTCTGACCCTTCGTGCTGATTCTTATAGATGAACCAGTCTATTGCTATACGTGATTTCCCCGTACCCATATCACTGAATAATGCAGCATAGGGTAGGCTACGTAGTTTAAGCAGTGCTGTTGTTTGATGAGGAAACGGTTCGGGGATCATAACCAATGCGCCATGACATGTTTAATCGTGGTGCTTACTCTCATGCTCCTTTCAGCGCACTTCTCTAACGCGTATTGGTACTGTACAGTTTCAGTATTAAGCTTGTCAATATTTCCGTCCAGTTCTAACGTGACTTGGAATAAACTGTTTATAAAATTTAAAAGTGTCATCAAAACTTCACCCCCGTTATTTCTCCCAACTCCATTATACAATCGTTAGGGTTCTTATCCTTACGTACTCCTCTACTCCACGCTACTTTAGCGTGGAGTAACCGTCTGTTACGTGCTGACAAATCCTGACCATCGCAAACAACTACTTTATTCAACCATGCTTCTGGATCGTCTGTCAGTGCCTTACGTATATGATCTGGTATGCTTGTTACCTTGGCTATAACGTGTTCGTCTAAAGAATCACCTGTTTTGAGGTATAGAGACAACTCAACGCCACCGATTAACCCTAATTTCGACCACTCAGGGGTTTCAAAAGTCCTTGTAATGAAAGCATCTATATCATCGCCTACCATGTCGCTGTGGCTGCGTTTAACTTTGATTTGGTGGGTTCTTAGTCTACTGCCTGGGGTGTACATTGCTAATTTATGTTTGAGTATAATACCTTCGCCACCTTCTTTCCATATTTTGTGCGCGTAGGCCTTCTTATCCTTGGCGTGTGTATGAACATGGTCAAACTGCCATAACGCGCTTTCTGTAGGTAGTTTTAATGTTAGTACACTCTCAATGGCGTCAAGTTTTCTACTGTAATATGACTGCATCATGGATTTTGGGTTTATTTGGTCAAAGACCTTAAATAACAAGGTAGCTTCTTCTTGCATCCGTCGCGCCCTGTCTGCATTTGAGCCTAAAATCTCTTGTATTCTTATAAGGGAGGCATGATCACTCAATTCTGTATCTCTGTCCTTAACAATAACCTCACAATCAAGTATGCAAGGCTTTTTTAACAGGTCTGTGAATTTGGTTGAAGTCGCTGGATAGCTTTTTGTATATGGCTTGTAACCATGTTTGAGTATGACGTGTTTTGTGTAGTCTGTAGGGAGGAAATTGACTGTTGACAAGTTGCCGCCCCAAAAACGCGGAGTAGTGTGCGGTATAAAGGTAATCATCATCCGCCAGCCGTTAATTTTGCGCTCTGCTAACCATTCGTTGTCATCTTGAAGTACATGCTCCTGTACAAGGGGCTTTAACTGGTTAAATCTATAGGCTTTCATAGGAGTCCACGCCCTTCTCAATACCATATGATTATAATCGTCTGAACCTTCTTTATAATCACGTTTTAAAAAGTGATCTCCGATACAGGCTTCAAGGTCGCGAGCTACTATCTGATGGTTGCGACCTGTGCCTGTTTGCGGTAGTCTTATCTTACTTGCTTCGATTATTTTTAAAAGGTCTCCGATTCTTGGGGGCATTACCTAATCCTCCCATTTTTGTAGTGCACACTACAATTTGTTGCGGCGCTACTCTTACATATACCAATAACGTAGGCAATAGCGCAAATAATTAACCATACGTAAGCTTCACCACACTCCGATAATGTTTCAAGTATAAAGTTCATGTTTATTGCTCCTTGTTATGTTGTCAAAAGTCTATACCTATATATGCTGTAATCTTTCATGTCTTTCATACCTTTAAATATATACTTTTAAATATCGCCTGTCAAGGATTATTTTTTATTTATTGGGTGCTCTTGAAAGCCCCTGTTCATGGGAGTCTTGAACAGGATTTTGGAGCTGAAATTTGCTGTTTGCGAGGGTTTTGGACAGGGGTCAATGTCATTGCATAGGGAAAAATGGCAGGGTCTTAAATAGAAAAAGCCCCTTGGAATTTTCCAAGGGGCTTTGTTTAAAGGGTTATTAGCGGTTGACTATTCGTCGTCACCTTCCTCAACAACTGGTGCAGCTTTGGCAGCATCAATCAACTGAGTAACGGACAGTGTCAGAAAGGCAGGGTTTGCAGCATGGGCCGCGATGGACGGAATAAGGCTCTCAGTAGAGAAGCCCTCCGGCATCTTTGCGCCTACTCCAAGAAAAGTCCATGTACACTTGTCAGGATCATAAGAAATCCACATCCGATCTTCAGGGGCTGCCAGTTTCAGGCAATGGTTAACTTTTGCCTTCATTTCATTTGGCCCAACTTTCAAAGCCTTAAAAATGTCCAGTTCAGACAAAACTTGCTTGTCTTTAAAGAGTCCGGCAATTTCAATGGCGATGGTACTTGTCGCCTGTCGTGCCATTGGTGCAAGAGTCTTAAGGGCATCCTGAATGGGTAAAGGGAGCTTTGCGAACAAGCCATTTGAAAAGAACCCTCTTATGGCTTCTTTTGCATTTCTAATAGCTGCATTTCTTGCTTTGTCTCTTTCGAGCTGTTCGGGTGTCTTTACTACTGCCATTTTTTGATTCTCCTAATTAGGGTTTATAAATGTGGGCTAAATGCCCAATGTCGTTAATCTACTAAATGCTGAAAGCTTTGTCAAGTCTTTTTATTTTTATTTTGTTGACGGTCTTTTAGTTCATCAACCTTAATGTCGTAACCTACAACGCCACCGATTATAAAGCTTAGAATAATACATAATAAAGCTATTATTGCAGTTCCCATGATTTGACCTCCTATCAGTTAAAGATTAAGTTTAAGGCTATATAAGTTAATATAACAGCTATTAACGCGCCCAATGCACCTACCCCGAAAAATAAGCAGAGTATTAAGACTATAAATATTATTATTAAATCAGGCATGATTTGACCTCCTATATAATAAGGTATAAGTTATGATGTTAAAAACTCCTGTACTATGCCGTCTGAATTGGCTGGAAATATGATAGCGCCTATCTTTTGAGGATCAATGACCTTATGCTGCCCCTGTTTGATAATGGAAAAACCCCAATGTGATTTTTTGTCGTATGGCATTTCCATAAGGGAAAACATATTGCCGCATGGAGTTGATAAGAAAATAAGACCTTGATTATCAATTTGATTGGTTACTGTCAGTGTCAGTTTTTCCATGCTATTTGATCTCCTATTTTAAATCATTAATGGCGTTTATAAAATTGGCGCCAGTACCATACGCAACGTCATAGCTCAAATATGCGCGTACTACTCTAATAGCAATTGCAGGGTCGCAAGCTAAATCAAAGTCAAGATACCAGCGTGTCCCTAAGTTAAAAGCTAGACAATAGTTCTGTGGTAACTGTCTAATAGTCTCGGTTGCGCTCTCATAACCTACTGCATTTTTCATGACGATACTCTCCTATTTTAAATAGTTTGCGGCATTGTAGTGTACACCACAAAACCGCGTTATATTAACTTTCGATCATAGTTTGTGTACACGTACCACATAAGATAAACGCACCAGCCTTGCCCCACATAGACAAGCCGCAAACAGGGCATTGGTATTTTGTCCTCTTGCCCGCGCTTTTTGGTGCGGGTTGTTCTACTGGTTTTTGCGGAGTAGGTTCTCCAGGTTCTCCAGGTATGGTTTTTTCAGGCTTGCCACTTTCATCAATGTCAAGCACATGTTTTGCATAGTAGGCTAGGTCGGTAGGTATTTTTGCGATTGCCATTTCAGCCGGGCCGCCTTCTATGATGTTAGTTTCAATTGATTGTCCGGTTTGCTGCCCTTCTACTGCATCTTTGTCGTTACACGTTATAGATAAGCCTAACTCATTACATCTTTGCTCAAATTGTTTATTATGGTAGCCTGTACGTCCACCAGTACCAGCGTGAGATAGTTCGAGGTGCAATAGTTCATGGATCAATACGTTGTAGATTACAAGTGGATCATCTTGCGCAAGTAAGTTTGAATTAATACCAATCTCAGGCACAATGACACCGTCGGCATTCTCCCATTGATCTTGTGCATGATAGCCACCTAAAACTTTATTATTCCGCGTCAATGTGATAAAACATGGCGGTAATTTGCCTTCAAAAAGATAGGCGTCTAAGTAGTTTGTAATTTCCTGTAAGCTTTCGGCCATTGCAATTGTAGGTTCCAGTTCATTTGTCATTTTTAGTCTCCTATTTATATACTGCATTATTTGCCTTGATCCGTGTGCCAAAAATAATGATCTCTTCATTGGCTGGAAAATATTGCTCTGCGTCTTCTAAAACTGTAGGCGCGCCATTGCCGTAAGATTTAGTGCCGATAAAATAATCCATCGTTACGTTACAAAAACTGTTAGTAGTTTGGTTATTCTTGAGCGCTCCCCATATTGCAGGAAAAATACTGTCAGTATAATCTTTGACCATGATGAAGAGCTTTAATGGCGTTGATAGCTCGTCAATCCGGTTATTTTGGACGCCTATAATTTGACATGGCCTGTCGTCGCTATCACATTGTGCAATAAGGTTATACACCGCCTGATGCCTTGCTATCATATAAGTATCGCCGCGTTCGCCGTACGGTACGCCGCAGTCAATAAGGATACTCATAGAATCTTGCTGTTGTTTTACGCGCTTTTCATCTTCAAAACAAAAATCTTCACCTGAGATAAAGGCGCTCGTGTCAAATGAGCCGCTATCGTCATGGTAGGGTATCCAGGCTTTTTTAGGTGCATAGGCGTTAGAATAAATATCGTCAAAGTTATCATCTGATTTAACGTGTTTTTGCATTGCATCCGACCATTCATCATAATATTTGGGCAGTGGTCGGTCGTCTTTGAAAAACGTTTGCGTATGATCTTTTTGTAAGCAATGCGCTACAAGATCAAGACCATTCAGCCATAGTTCATGATTTTTTGGCATGCCGTTTTTGAGGTACTCCGCAGGTGTCAACATGTTAAAATAGCTCCTTTGTCGTATCATCTATAACAGGTTCATTTTTACGTGTTGTTTCAAGCTTATCTAACCCTATTTTTTTTAACTCCATCGGGGATAACTGACCTAAAAAAGCGGAATTAAAAGCGACGTCACAAGGTAAACCGCTACCATTAATCTGCTCAACACAGGTTTGCAGTCTCCGCGTTGACGGATCAAAAGTTATATTGGCTAACTTTAACTCTTTACGTAATTTAATAAGCCATTGAGAGACATCCTGCCTATGCAGTTTGGGCAGTTTGTTTAAAATGTTACGCTCTACTGATTTTGAATAATCATGATGAAAAGTTGCAAAGCGGTCTAGGGAGCTGCCGTCAACGCGTTTTGCGCCTACGTGGTTCCGGTCATTATTACGACCGTCTGTGTTAGTTGCTGCCATAACAAGGCATTCAGGGTGAATAGTTACAAGACCTCCCTTAGTTTCAATTTGCCCTGTGTTGACCTCGAATAGGCCATTGAGACCCATAAGCAGATCACCATCTAAGGTAAATAGCTCATCCATCAGGATTAAGCAAGGTTTCTGAATTGCTTGCATGAGATTGCTTAATTCAAATTCTGTGATAGTCTTGCCGGAAACCTTGTCAATAAACATCCGGTCACCTCCAAAAATATGAGCGTATCTCATGCCGCCTGAACACGACATGCAAAAAAAATCAAGTTTAAGGTGCTTAGATAATTCTCTGCCCATCAGACTTTTGCCTGATCCCGCCGGACCTTTTAAAAGTACGTGTATTTTTGGGTTTTTGACCGCTGCCAAAATAGTATCGAAATTCTCAGGTTTATAATAGTCTTTGCTTGTTTTAGAGTCTTGGAGTATTGGTTGCTTGGCATCGAATAGGTCTTGTAGGTGTGTTGCTCCTTTGACTAGGGGCAGGATTGCAGGGATGACGTCATCTAAGCTCATATCTTGTGTTAAGGTTATGGTTTTGATAATTTCCCTCTCTACTACAATCTCTTTGACTACTTCTTTAGTTTCAATAACAGTATCAGTTATGGTTTTTGGTGTAAGATCATTGAATTTGAAATAAGGATTGTAGGATTTCAAACAAGATTGAGTCCTTTCTGTTTGGTCAAAGGTTTTGTCACTTTCCCATTTTTCGCATTCTGCAATAATGGAGCTAGCTTGATTGGTGTCAAGGTACTGTTTCATCCAATTAATAGGACGTGATTGAGAATTGCGAATCTCGAATGCCCAAAGATATTTGCTTTGTTTAGGTGTCATGGTGTTTGTCTCCTATTATAATAAGGTGTGGGCGCTGTTACGCGCCCTTGTTGGTTATCTGTTGGTTATAGATCATATCCGCGGCAAACTTGCGCTCCTCTAACATAGTGTTATAGTTGACTATCGCCTTGTCTCTAATAATAGTAAGAGTTTCATAATCTGTTTTCCATAGACTGTCAAAGCTTGCCGGGTTAATGTGTTCCAGGGATAGTTCAAGTTGTTGGATGTTTGAAATGATACTCATTTTGATAATGTCATTTGAAGTTGTCATGGTGTGTCTCCTATTTGGGTTAGTGTTTATTAAAAACGCCATGTCCTTTGATATCAGGACGTGTGCAACTTGTCAAGCGTTTTTAAAAATAAATAATAATAAATGTTTGTAGTGTGCTTTACAGCTATTTTGGGAGCGCTCTATATAATAGGGTATAAGAGTGCTACGTACACGTCAAAAATACGGGTACTAAATTCGTACCATTTTTAGTTTTTTGATACGTTGGCATAGAAATTGATTTTGCTGTAATAGGGGTTTTGTAGTCACTTTCGCATTTCACAAATGACACACTATGTTAAAAAGTATAGTGATTACAGGCAGTTGAAAAAGGCGTATCACTAGGTAAAGTTTTACCTGATACGCGCGTTTTTAGAATTGTATAGTTATAACAAGGGTTTAAAAGCGAATCCTTCACATATGTAACACTATGTGAAAATGAAATGATACGGGTAAGAGGTGCATGGATAGTGGTGTACAGACTGTGAACGGTTGATCTGTGTTCGTATTTTCTGTTTTGGAAAAAAAAGAGGTTGACTTTTTTGAAGAAAAGTTCAAAAAAAATGATGACTTTTGAAGCGCCTACTGTCACCGGGTTTACGTGTTTTGACAAGGTGATACGTAAATGATACAAGTGATACGCTTGCCCTGAATAGTGAATAATTTCAATAGGTTACTTCTATTTTAATAAATAGTTACAATTATATGCCATATTAATAGGTGTTTATTTATCACATTACGTGACCTGTATTAAACCATTACAACCATTACAAGCCTAAGCAAGTATCATACCAACCTACAACATTACAACTAATTTTCTTTATTTCCACTATTATCGAAATACACGAATAAGACACGTACGTATTAACCATGATACAACGTACCAATACACCTAACTTACACACGTACGCACCTAACACGTACCATTAAACCGCATACAAGATCGTGGAACAATTATGTTCCACGTTGAAAACCTCAACGGGCAAGCGCCTACAGTACCAACGGTCTTGGGACATATTACAATGTCCGGCAAGTATCATGCCAATTATACTGAGGTTATACATAATTGTCTATTGGCATGATCATTGCATAGTGGTAGGTTGGCATGGACATTGCAAGTACAGTCCTGTCTATGGTTGTCTATACAAGTGGATCAGGTGACAGTATTGTAGTGTGCACTACAATACTGTCACCTATACATGTACGTACCTGTCTATACAACCACCTGTGGTGTACACTACAAAGCAAGAGACAAGCGCCTACTGCCACCAGTCCGGTGCACAATATCCGAAGGGGTAACCCCCTCTTTCGGAGACGGACAATTAATTTTAGAATAC